CAACCAAAGAATATGAAGAACCCGAAGCCGATGCCTGTCGTGCAGGTTTTCACGCCTGCGAACGTCCGCTTGCGTTGATTGGCGGCAATCTCGCTCTTCCTGATGCATCTTAGTTCCGTCTGAGGGTAGGGAGGTGGCAACGCCTCCCTAGTTGAAATGAGAATTGAATTTAACGTCAAATGTTGCACGATTTACGGTCTTTGCGAAGTCGGCGATGTTGTTGAAGCCTCCGAAGGCACAGCACAGATGCTGATTTCTGCAGGGTACGCCAAACCTTATGTGGCGGCACCCAAGACCGAAGTTGTGACAAAGAAAGTTAAGCGCAAGGGTGGAACGAAATGACTGAGCCTGCAATCACGTTAGCAAGAGCGAAAGCGCACTTGCGTGTTGACCACGATGTAGACGATGACTTAATCAACGTCTACATCGGTGCGGCAACACAGCAAGCCGAGCACGTCCTCGGGCGTGAGATTGTGAAAGTCAGTGACGAGAACGCATTGGCTGACACGGTCGATGATGTTCCTGCGGCCGTGAGCGCTTGGATTTGTCTTGCTGTTGCGGATTTGTACGAGAAACGCTCGGTTTCTGAGTCGGGTCTCGGGCAAGGTCGTCGAAATTACGACCACCTCCTCGACAGATTTCGGATTTTTTCTCGTGAAGACGAGGAGACTGAAGAATGAATCTCCCAACGATTGGTCAGTTGCGTCATCGGGTCACGATTCTGATTTCTTCAGACGTGCCGGCTGATGACAACGGCTCTGAAAAAGAGTTCAAGGTCAAAGACGAGGTTTGGGGCGCTCTTGAGGTTGTTGGAAGCGGAATCTTCTGGAATTCGATGCAAGTAGAAGAAGCGGTAACGCACAGAATCTATTTGCGAACGATAACAGGAAGGACTCGACCGCAAGACCTTCAAGGCGTGACTTACTTTGTGATTGACGGTCTTTCCTACCGCGCGCGGCGCATCGCTGACGTTGGTGGGCAAGAGCGTTTCACTGTCATTGACTGCGAGCAACTCGGAGACTTCGATGTTAGTAAGTGTCAAAGTTGATTCGGGTTTTAGTCGTTTCGATTTTGACGGCAAAAAACTCAAACCAGCACTAAGGCGCGTTGGTAACGACGTGCGAAAAGAAGCCCGAAAACTCATCTCGCGTCACGCTGTGTCGGCGCCAGGCGATTTCCCTGGCAAAGACAGTGGCGAGATGCAGCGTTCTATCAAAGTGACGGTAGCGCGCAACGGTTATTGGGCGGCAGTCGCACCGAGTAGGACTTCGAAGATGGATGTCTACTATCCGGCTTTCGTAGTCTATGGACACCGTGCGCCACACACCGAAACCGATGCAAGCAGAAGAGTTCATCGCAAGAAAGTCGGCCGCAAGGTTGCGCTTCCTCGTAAGAACTTCATCGTCACCGCGGCAGAGCGCAATTCAGGCCGCTTTGAATCTGAGATGACGAAGGCGCTTGCAGACGCTATCAAGGTAGGCATCTTATGAACATTGAACCAATCATCACGGCTTTGCGCTCACGGGCCACGTCGTTTGGCGGAAGAGTATTCGGCGCAGCTGATTGGAAGAGTCTTCCTCAAAAGATAAATCCAAGTCAGCCAGCGGCTTATGTGATCCCGACTCGCGAAGAAGCAGGAGAACTTGAGACCGCAAACGGATACCGACAAACGGTCGAGAACGTCTTTTCTGTGACTGTCATCGTTGACAACACAAAAGACGAACGCGGCCAGAACGCCCTACGACAGCTCAACACGCTCGAGAAAGAACTTTTCAAGTCTTTACTTGGCTGGGAGCGGTCGACAGACACTGACGACTTTAGTCCGATTGTGTTTGAGTCGGGCTATCTCGTAGAGCGTGACTCAGCGCGACTTATTTGGACATTTGAGTTCTCATTTGACTCGTACATTGGCATTGAAGATACGTATCACGGCGAAGAACTTGACGCTTTAGGCGACTTCGAAGGTGCGGATATTGATGTTGACTGTATTGACCCGTCGGAAAAAGAGAAGCAACCCGATGGAAAGATTGAAGCTAAATTAAAGGTGGAATTATGAGTGTATCTTTTAATAACATCCCAAGCGGCATTCGAGTGCCGCTTTTTTATGCAGAGGTTGACAATTCCGCAGCATTCACGCCGTCGGACGTTTATCAAACTCTGATGCTCGGGCAGATGACGAGCGATGGCACTGCAACAGCCGGAAAGCCTGTAACGGTCTCAACCGCTTCGATGGCTGTGAAGTTGTTCGGCCGTGGCTCAATGTTGGCCCGTATGGTTGCCGCGTATCGCAACGTTGATTCGTTCGGTCAGTTGGTCGTTATTCCTTTGGCTGATGACGCTTCAGGCGTTGCCGCTACAGGCACAGTGACCGTGACAGGCACAGCAACCGAAAGCGGTACATTAAATCTCTATGTTGGTAGCACGCGAGTCCAGGTTGCTGTCTCTGAAGACGACACGGCTTCTGCGATTGGCTCTGCTATCGCGAACGAGATTGCCGCGTTGAAGGATTTGCCGGTTACGGCTACTTCAGCCGAAGGTGTTGTGACGCTTACGGCGCGCAACGATGGCACGTTGGGCAACGACATTCAAATCGCTCTCAACTTGCGCGGTGAGATTAACGGCGAAACCACGCCGGACGGCATTGGCGTCGCAATTGAAGCGATGGCTGGTGGCACGAAAGACCCGACAATCGGCGCAGATGTCATCAAGGCGATGGGTGATGAGCGTTATGACTTCATTGCCACACCGTACTGCGACACAGCAGTGCTAGACACGCTGGCAACCGAGATGGGCGACGCCTCTGGTCGTTGGTCTTACACGCGTCAGATTTACGGCCATGTTTACGCGATTAAACGCGGCACAATCGAGACTCTGAAGACGTTTGGCAAGGCTCGCAATGATCAGCACTGCACAATCGTTGGCGTTGAGCCGAAGTTGGCTTCTTGCATTGACGAAGTGCTTGCTGCTTACGTTGCTCGCACATCTGTCTTTATCTCTGCTGACCCTGCTCGTCCGACACAGACAGGCGCTTTGACAGGAATCATGGCCGCGCCTTCTGAGGATCGTTTTCTCATGACAGAGCGTCAGACGCTTCTTACAAGCGGAATCGCAACTTTGACAACGGTCTCCGGCACAGTGCAAATCGAGCGGGCAATCACGACCTATCAGAAGAACTCGATGGGCGATGCTGATGCGTCTTACTTAGACAGTGAAACGCTTCACACATTGGCTTACATCCTTCGTTTGATGAAAGCGACAATCACATCGAAGTACGCGCGCCACAAGCTGGCAAACGACGGCACTCGCTACGGCGCAGGCCAAGCAATCGTGACGCCTTCTGTCATTCGTGGCGAGTTGATTTCGCAGTATCGTCAGCTTGAATTGAAGGGCATCGTTGAGAACGCTGACCTTTTCAAGAAGTATCTCGTTGTTGAACGCAATGCGGACAATCCAAACCGCTTAGACGTGCTCTTCCCGCCAGATCTCGTCAATCAGTTGCGCATTTTTGCTGTGCTTGCGCAGTTCCGTTTGCAATACAGTTCGGAGGACTAGAACATGGCTAAGAAAATTGCTGGCACTTGCTTCTTTAAGGTGAACGGGGAACAGTTGGAACTCCAGGGCAACCTTGAGTTTCCGATGAATAAAGTTTCTCGGGAATCTGTGCTTTCTACCGGCGGTAATGTCGGTTACAAAGAGACGGTCATTGCGCCTTATATCTCTGGCGATTTCATTGTTCCTGCTGATTTTCCGATTGAGACCATCACGGAAAACACAGATATGACAATCACCGCTGAATGCGCAAATGGCTTGGTCTACACGCTTTCGGGTGCGTTCCTTATTGATAACGCCGCCTTCAAGCCTGTGGACGGCACCGTTTCGTTGAAGTTTGAAGGCACGAACGGAGAATTCGCGTAATGAGTGACGTCACGTTCAAATTGAGTACACCAATTAAGCACGGCGCTGAAGAGATTAAGACCTTGACCATCAAGGCTCCGACTCTGAAAGCGATCCGTAAGATTGGTTTGCCGTTCCGCTTTGGTGGCGCGGCTGGTTCTGAGTTTGAAATCGACGCAGAGCGCTTGGCACAGTATCTTTCTGAACTTTGCGCTCTTCCTCCGTCAACAGTCGACCAAATCACAGCCACTGATTTCGTCGGTTTGACTCAGGTTTTTAGTGGTTTTTTCGGCCAATCGCAGGCATGAGCCTTGAGGATGTAACGGCTTTTGCCTTTGACCTTGCTTTTGCGTGGAAAATCTCTCCGAAGGAAGTGTTTGAGATGCCTCCTTCGGAGATGGTGCTTTACGCAGAGCACATGAACCGAATTCAGGAGAAGATTCACGATGGCAGGTAAGGATTTTCGATTAACCGCGCTGCTTTCAGTTCGCGACTCGATGAGCCCAGTCATCAAAGCGGCTTCTGCTCGGTGGGTTGGCTTCCAAAAGGTCATAAATTCGACCGAGTTCAATCAACTTCAGAAGCAGATGCGGCTTTTTAACCGCAGCGTAAAGAATACGGTTGACTCGGCCTCGAACGCATTTAAAGCGATCGCGGGGCCTTTGGCTGGTGCTGTTGCATCGATGGGCCTTGGCGTTCGCTCTGCAGTCGAAGGATTCGCGCAGACAGGCGATTCAATCGACAAGATGGCAACGCGCCTTGGCTTGTCTGCTGAACGCTTGCAAGAATGGTCTTTCGCAGCAAAGCAGTCAGGCGCAAACTCTCAGCAACTTGAGGATGGCCTGAAAGACCTTTCTAAACACATTGCAGAGATTGCGACAGGCAAAGACACAACAAGTTCTGCCGCTACGCTCTTTCAGGCTCTTGGCATCTCAGTTAAAGACGCCCAAGGCAATTTGCGCTCAGTTGAATCGGTCTTTGAGGAACTTTCGGACGCGATTCAGCGCAACGAAGACCCAGCGCTGCGCACACGCATGGCGATGGCCACATTGGGCGAAGGCGGACGGCGTTTAATTCCTTTAATGGCGCAGGGCTCTGCGGGGCTCAAAGAAATGAGTCGGCAGGCTCACGAGATGGGCCTTGTCTTGAGTCAAGAAGACGTTGAAGCGGCAACGAAACTACAGACGAGTCTTGACAATACGAAGGCCGTTTTTGGCTCTCTCGGCACATCGATTGGGGCGAAATTAGCGCCAGCGGTGATGCGGATTGCTGAGAACTTCAGAAAGTTGGCCATTGCGAATCGAGAGGCCTTTTCTGAGCGGTTTGCGGGTGTTGCGGAACAATTTGCTGAGGCTTTCTCAAAGATTGACTTCCAAGGCATCGCAAACACGATTTTGATGATTGCTGACTGTGCACTGAAAGCGTTCAATGCACTTGGTGGCTTTAATACCGTTATCTACAGCATGGCGGCCATTATGGCTGGCAAAGCCATCGTCTCGCTTGTGACGTTCGGCTCTAATCTCATCACGCTTGGGAAGACGCTTTATGGACTTGCCTCTGCGGCGCGCGTTGTTGGCGTTGCGATGGCATCGGCGCTCGGGCCCGTTGGTCTTGCGATTACTGCGATAGCGATAGCCGCAGGATTGGTGATTGCCAATTGGGATTCAATAACAGCTGCGATTAAGCAGGGTTATGAGTCTTTTGTCGGCTGGGTTTCCTCTATTTGGGAATCGATTACCGGATACTTTAGCGGGCTTGGTGATTATTGGTCGGAAGCGTGCACGGGCTGGTATGCGAGCGTGAAAGAAAGTCTCACGCACGTGTGGGAGATGATTAAATCGTTCTTCAGCGGAATCGATTTCTCGTCTTTGATTCCAGATGGCTTAAAGAAGATTTTCAACTTCGTATCTGATGGTGCACAAGCAGTGATGCCTTCAGTGGATCCCGTGGCGCAGATGAATGGCCATATGGCAATTCGCGTGACTGCCGCAGGCGGTGCCGTCGCAGCAATCGATGACATCAGTTCAGATGGCGGCTTATCGATTATTGGTTCTGTTGGACGCTCTGACCGGAGCATGGAAGGCTACTAATGTCTAAATTCACTGAGCAATTGATGCCTGCGAGTTTCCGAGGCGTAGGCTTTTATGTAACGAGTGCAGGCATTAAGGCAGGACGCCGCACGGTTGTGCACGAGTATCCTCAGCGTGACAAGCCTTACGTGGAGGACATTGGTCGCGCGACACGCCAAATCACGATTAATGCTTTCGTAGTCGGCGAAGACTACATCAAACAAGCCAATGCGCTTCTTGAAGCCATCGAGAAGCCAGGGCAGGGCACTTTGGTGCACCCTTGGCTTGGCAGCATGACTGTGACGCTTACAGCCGTCTCAGAACTCAAATTTGACACGGCTCTTGGCGTTGCGAGCGTGAGTTTCACCGCGACCGAGGCGGGCGAGTTATCGTTTCCCACAGCAGGAGCAGACCGAACCGGCAATCTTCTTACTGCGGCTGATACTGTGGAGAAGTCTGCGATTGCTCGATTCTGTGATTCAATTGATCTATCGATTGTTTCTTCTTATGTAGATGCTGCGCTTTCAGGCGCGATTCTCGACAAACTTGGCATCATCAGTAGTTCGGACTTGGCACGAGTTTTTGACCTGGCTGATGATGTTGCTTCGCTTGCAAATAAAGGGCTCTCGCTTGTAAGAACTGACCCTGAAGAATTTGCGCAGACGCTTGCTGGCGCTCTTGGTCTTTCGCGGTGGGCAACCACGACAACGGCTTGGAATCGAGTCGGAAAGCAGTTAAGTAATCTTGCGAGCAAGGACGATATGTCTTCAAGTTCCAAAGAATGGAACAAAGCCAAAAAAGAAAGCAGAGCAATGTCTGACATCGTGCGCATTGGTTTACAAAACAGCGCAGCAGTCGAAACTCTGACTCGTCAGCTTGTCATCGCTCAGATGGTTGGCGTTTCGTCTTTTATCGGCACTGAGCAAGACACTTATTCTCCTGCCGGATTGCCTGATGTGAGCGAAAGCCAAGAAGATCCACTCACAGAGACCGAAATCTCGGTGAGCAACGAAGAGATTGATGCTGTTTGCGACAGTATGCTTGAGACGCTTGATGCTGAGATGCTTCTTGAGACTGACGATGAGATGTATCAAGCCATCGAGAACGCGCGCACGGCTATCTTTGAAGCCTTGTCAGAACGAGCAGACGAAAAGAGCACTCTTGTGACTGTAACGCCGCCTGAGGTGACTCCTGCGCTTGTTTTGGCATACGACTATCACGACGATGCGTCTCGAGATAAAGAGATTGCCGCAAGGAATGGTGTTGTGCGCGAGGCGTTCTGTCCCGCGCAAGAAACAAAGGTGATGTCTGAATGAACAACACGGTATCGGTACTTGTGAACGGGCAACGCTTTGGCGGATGGAAGTCTGTGCACATTGAGATGAGTCTAGACCAGATTGCGCGAGCGTTTTCTTTAGAAGTAACGCGCACGTTTCCCAATAAATCTGATTACAAGATTCTCCAATCGGGCGGCCTTGTTCAGGTGCTGATTGGTGATGATCTCGTCTGCACCGGCTACATCACGGCGACCCCTGTGAAGTATGACGGAAAGACCATTACCGTGAACGTTCAAGGGAAATCCAAGACTGTTGACCTTGTCGATTGTTGCCCGCCGTCTGCGGCCGTTGAAACAGCATCTTCGGAAGGATGGGCAGGCATCAAAGGCAAGAGCGGCAATGAGGTTAAAGCTCCCGCGGCCGCATCGATGTGGAAGAACATTCCCACATCAGAAATCATTGCTGCGCTTGCAAAGCCTTACGGCATTGCTGTGCGAGACGACGCAGGAATTGCGACGAAGCCAGCGAATCACACAATCAATCCAGGCGAAACCGTTGTCGAATCGATTAACCGATTAATCACGAAAGACAACATCA